AAAGAAAACAAAGGGGGCACAGCATGAGTGATTTGATTGATAGAGATGCACTAATCGAGGATATCAAACGCAAACAATCAAACGGATTCCCTGCAAATGAAAACTTGTCCGACTATGCCGTTTCGTGCGCTGCTCACGCTCCCGTAATAGATGCCGTCGAAGTCAGACACGGAGAATGGATTGATACATCTGCAATAAACGGATATGGGCAGTGCGTATGCGAATGTTCTATTTGCGGCAAACATGAAGTCGCAACCAGAGATAAGAAATATTGTCCCAACTGCGGCGCACTTATGGGCAAGAAAAAGGAGGGAGAAGAATGTTGAAGTGCGTCAATGACAATTGTGATTATTTCAAGGCCAACGGGGAGTGTAGCTCCGCTTGCGAACATAACGGATATAAGAAAAACCTTACCAACGCCGACCGCATACGCTCAATGAACGATGAAGAACTGCAAAAGTTTCTACTTGCTTTTGAAGCCGGAGATATTGACTATGCAAAAACATTCTGTGACCTATGTTGTAAAAATGCGGCGCTTGAACAAAAGAGCGCGGATTGTGATGGTTGCTTACTCTGGTGGCTTAAACATGATTCGGCGCTACCACAGGGGCTTGATTATTGGCTCAAACAGCCCGCTGAATCAATCCACTACAAGCCGGAAGAGTAGGAGGGAAATATGAAAGAAGTTTTATTAAGCGTTCGCCCACAGTGGTGCGAACTGATAGCAAACGGCAAAAAGACACTTGAAATCCGCAAGAGCCGCCCAAAGTTGGAAACGCCGTTTAAGTGCTATATCTACTGCACGAAAGAGAAAACTCCGGGAGAGCTGCTGCTAACAAGTGACGGAACGGTGGACGGCAGAAACAAAGGGTTCCGTGATGAAGGTGATATTCCGCTTGCTGGTACGGTAATCGGAGAGTTTGTGTGTGACAATATCAGGTGCTTTGATGTACCGTATCCAGCGTTTCAAAGTGAGATGGATAAAAGCATTTTAGCCGATTCGCGTTGCACTTACTACATGCTTCACAGATACGCATATCACGACACGCTTTACGGCTGGCACATATCCGCTTTGCAAATCTACGACAAGCCGAGAGAACTGAGCGAGTTTAAACTATGCGACAAATGCCCGTATGGCGACAGAGCAAGATGCAACGAACACGAGTTTAGCTGTGATGGGACGTATGCATTAAACCGCGCGCCGCAAAGCTGGTGCTATGTGGAGGATATCGGATGAACAACAACGATCTGATTAAGGCGCTGCGGTGTTGCGGAAACACAGATACGAAAAAGCCGGACTGTGAACATTGTCCGCTTTTATCAACACGAATGTGCGTCAAGGTCACGGGAATTTTGAACATAAGGAGGCCACCGCCAATGACAAATGAAGAAAATACAATCGAATACTGGGAAACGCAAAAACGTCTATTTCCGCATAGCGCTAACGTCCTCGGAGGACATATTGACATTTCAATTGCCGCCCTCCAAGCGCAAGCCGAACGCGATAACCCAAAGCCGCTTAGTCTTGAAGAATTGAGGGGGATGGATGGGGAGCCAGTTTACTTTGTTGAACACGAAAAAATATGGCATATATCTGCATGGGTTTTGTGCATTAAGCCAGAAAACGATTGGTTCCGGTTTATCACCGTAAGCATGGAGCCTATGTACAGAAACGCGAAAAACTACGGCAAAACGTGGCTCGCATATCACTACAAGCCAAAGGAGGCAAATTAAATGGCGCTCCACATTACAAAAAACTGCGAATATGTTATATATTGCGACGATTGTTCCGACCAAGACTTTATACAAGACTGTGACGGAGAATATCGGGCAACGGATACGCCTAGCAGATTTTTTAAGCGGCACGGATGGAGAGAAATAAACGGGAAAACGCTTTGCCCTGAATGCGCAAAGAAAACAAAGGGGGCACAGCATGAGTGATTTGATTGATAGAGATGCACTAATCGAGGATATCAAACGCAAACAATCAAACGGATTCCCTGCAAATGAAAACTTGTCCGACTATGCCGTTTCGTGCGCTGCTCACGCTCCCGTAATAGATGCCGTCGAAGTCAGACACGGAGAATGGATTGATACATCTGCAATAAACGGATATGGGCAGTGCGTATGCGAATGTTCTATTTGCGGCAAACATGAAGTCGCAACCAGAGATAAGAAATATTGCCCCAACTGTGGCGCACTTATGGACGGCAAGCGCAGAGAAAGCGAGGGAAAGGAATGAGCGTATCTACACTTAGAAAATGCGACAGATGCGGTAAAACGTTTTCTCTATTTGCGCACCGATTAGAAATACGCAAACGCATAATGTTTGAACTATCTGGAAGCTCGATAATAGGATTAAGCAATGGGAAGCTCGACTTATGTTCAAAGTGCAAAGATGACTTTGAAATCTGGCTCAAACAGCCCGCCGAAGAAAGTGAGGGAAAATGATGGTATGTCCATACAACAGCTTTAAGCCATGTGTTAAAGAGGGATGCCCGGCGTGGAGGTATGTAAAATCTCCGCTCAACAGTAGCTATTTGCTGACTTGTATTATAGCAGTTAATGGAGGCGTTCCCAATAACAGCGCCGCAACCGCACTCGGCTCAATCCACGACAAGCCAAAAGAGTAGGAGGGGTATATGAATATAAATAAAACTGACGAAAAATGTAAGACTTGCAAATGGTTTGTGAACAAAGAAAAGATTGACTTTACATTTGATATTTGTGACATAAAAGCGCGGGCAATATTCAGATGCAGAAGCGCAAATTGTAAAAGCTTTCAGGTTAAGCAAGTAACGGAGGAACCTAAATGAGCGTATATGCCATAGATTCCGCAAAGCCGCTAGGTGACTGGACGCTAAAAGAAGCTAAAACCCTATGTGCTACTTATGGTTGGGGCTGTGAAAAAGATAGAAAGCCCTGTCCGTTTTATTTGGAGGGCGGGGAATGTCGAATAGGCGACGGGAAATCGCCACATAGATTCAAACTTACAGAGGAGGAGAAAGTAAATTGACTAGAGAAGAAATATTAGCAATGGATTATGACGACGAGGTACTTGATAAAGCTTGCAAAGACAGAATAGTTGTTTCGCATTATAAATATGGCCCCGTATCAGTGAATTATGGACAAGGACACGTTGATATAAATGAATCAATCGAGAAACGATGGAAAGCATGGCAAGATACTCACAACACAGAGTTTTTGGTCGACATGATTAATCTTTGTAGAATCGCATTTAGGTATCCACAGTATAAAGATGCGTATTTCAAAGGAACTGACAGTAGCGAAAGCCCTGGATTAGTTGGAATGTCAATCAATGAAATCAAACGGTTTGATGAAGACAAAGGAGACTATTAATGGCTGAGATAATACATCCGTCACATTACAATCAGGGCGGCATAGAGTGCATAGAAGCCATCAAAGCCGCTGTCTGCAACATAAAAGACCCGTTCGAGGCGTACTGCACAGGCGCGATACTTAAATATGCGTGGCGTTGGGACTACAAGAACGGCACGGAGGACTTGGAAAAGGCAAAGCAATACATAGACTTTATTATAGCATATCGTGCGGACAAGCCCGTAACGGTAATCCCCGCAACGGAAGAGTTTGATATGGGCGAGGAAGATGTGTCAGAGCCGGAGGATGGCAAGGAGGAATTGTTTAAGCCTGTTGGAGAAACAAATAAGACCGTTCCATATAGCCCTAAATGTGCCGGAACTGGCGAAACGGGCATTTCTTCTAAGCCAGACCCTAATATAAGAGCATACGGAAGTTGTGTGTGTCCAAACAGAGAACTCGGAATTGCCGTAGAGCATGGGCCGGGGGAATATGAGGGGATTAGCAATCTTGGGATTTCAAGATTAATATGCGGGCTTGGCATGTGTTCAGCTTGCAATAGTGAGCGCAAATCAGATTGTCCGCTGTTGAAAGATTGTGATTGTAGTTTGTCGGCAATTGAAAAGAATCGAATGGGCATTATCGCCTATTTAAAAAACGAGATAGTCGAAGAACCGCCTAAGGATTAAGCGGACAACAAAAGAAAGGAGATAAGGATGACTGAAAAAGAATACCGAGCATATCCAGCAATAAGTAGAAGCGCACTATGGGAAATCCGAAAAAGCCCAGCGCACTTTAAATATAAACAGGAGCATGATGTTGAGCCAACGCCCGCGCTTATCTTCGGGCAGCTGTTCCACATGATGACGTTGCAACCGGAATTGCTAAATACTCAGTTTATAATCGAACCGAACTGCGACAAGCGGACAAAAGAGGGCAAACAAATTTACTCGGATTTTCTGATAGATGCATCTGACAAAACCGTTGTTACCGTCGATATGGTTGTTCAAGCTATGGAAATGGCACAGGCTGTAGCGAACAACGAACTTGCCTTTAGCCTAATCAGCGGGGAGGTTGAAAAGCCGTTCTTTTGGACTGACGAGTTAACGGGTGAGCCTTGCAAATGCCGAACTGACGTTATAAAAGAAATATCAGAACAACAGATAATTGTTGACTTGAAATCCTGTAATGATGCTTCAAATGACGCTTTCATCCGCGACGCTCTGAAATACGGCTATGACGTACAAGACGCAATGTACTCCGAAGGCGTGAAATCCAACACTGGTAAGGATAGCATATTCGTTTTCATAGCCGTTGAAAAAGAACCGCCCTACGCAGTTAACATCATTCAAGCAGACAAGCTTTTCGAACGATGTGGATGGTCGAGATGCCGTGACCTAATGGCAATATATCACGATTGCAAAGTCACGGGTAACTGGTACGGATACACAGGCAAGAACAATGTCATAAACAACACTATAATGCCCTCATGGGCAATAAAGGAGATTGAGTAAATGGATGAAGATAACGGCGCGATAATGACACAGGGCGAAAGTCCAAATATGCCAAACAATTCAATGTTGGCAAATTTCGGGAACGTCAATCAAGGAACCGTTGCCATTGAAGCATCAAGGGCAATTGCGGAGGCACAGGGAAAGCTTGTCATTGCAAAGCGGTTTCCGCGTGATGAAATCGGAGCCTATGCGAGAGTATCACAGGCTTGTCAAAGGCACGGAATTGCAGAGAAAGCGTTTTATTCATACCCCCGCGCGGGTTCAACTGTATCGGGGCCGTCTATCCGATTCGCCGAAGAGCTTGCCCGCTGTTGGGGAAATATAGACTACGGCATAAAGGAGCTTTCACAGGACGAGGGCAGAAGCGAAATGCAAGCCTATGCGTGGGACTTGGAAACAAATGCAATGTCGGTGCAGAACTTCACAAACCCACATATCAGGGAGGCAAACGGAAAGTCAAAAGCTTTGACAAGTCAGCGTGATATTTACGAGAACAACGCCAATATGGGAGCGCGGCGGTTACGTTCGAGGATTCTTGCCATACTCCCCACAGACCTTGTTGATATGGCAATGATGGAGTGTAAGAAAACCATTGCCGGAAACAACGCCGAGCCGCTTATTGACCGCGTAAAAAAAATGGTTGTATCTTTTGAGAAAATCGGAGTAACAAAGGAAATGCTTGAAAAGCGGCTAAAGCGGAAAATCGACACAATGACGCTTGACGACTTCACAGACTACATCGGCATATTCAACGCCATCAAGCAAAACGAAAGCAAAATTTCGGACTGGTTTGAGGCCGAAAAAGAAGCTTTGGAACTGACCGAGCTTGTAAAGGGAGGCAAATAAATGTCTTTAAATCACATCACAATCATGGGGCGCTTAACGCGGGACGTAGAATTGCGTTACACTCAGTCCAATACGCCCGTAGCATCATTTAATCTAGCCGTAGACCGAGACTTTGCGGACAAAGAAACGAAAGAGAAAGCAACCGATTTTATAGATGTTGTTGCGTGGCGGCAGACAGGCGAATTTGTATCCAAGTTTTTCACAAAGGGTTCTATGGCGGTTGTGTCCGGCAGACTTCAAATTCGCGAATGGCAAGACAAAGAGGGCAACAAACGCAGAAGTGCCGAGGTCGTTGCCGACAACGTCTATTTCGGAGAGAGTAAACGGACACAGGACGGCGGAAACACTCACACGGCGCAAGGAGCGGCGCAGAACGATACGTTCAGTGAACTTTCCGCCAAAGATGGCGACTTACCGTTTTAGGCGGCGCAAATGACTATTTTTGAAGATACGAGAAATCCGATAGAAAAGCACTTAAACATACACAATTACTGTGATACGAACGGCATTAAAATCGAGCGAACAAAGCTATTCGTGGGAGATTATACCTTGCCGACAAATCAGGCGGTTTGCATTGATACCAAAAAAGACTTGCAAGAGGTGTACGGAAACGTTATACAGGCTCACGCGAGATTTAAAGCCGAAATCCTCCGCGCTTCTTCTGCGAGGATAAGGTTGATAATTCTTGTTGAACAAAGCAAAATACAATCACTCGCTGATGTTGCAAACTGGAAGAATCCAAGAGCAATAAAATGGCATAAGATATTTAATGCACAAAAATCCGGAAAAATGATGAATTTCAAGATTAGTAGTTCCCCTCCGGCTTCAAGTCCAAAACTTGCTTCCGTTATGAACAGTCTATCCGAACGATACGGCGTTGAGTGGAAATTTTGCGACAAATCCGAAACGGGAAAAAGAATTGTTGAGATATTGGGAGGTTGCACGGAGGTAGAGCAATGAACCGCAGCGGCAAGGAATATGAGCAATACATTCAATTTGCAGACGCAATCTGCGAAATGGTGCCGATGGATAACGCTGTTGCATTTTATTTGCCCGGGGTTAAGCAAAGGTTTAATCGTATTCCTTGCCCCGTACATAATGGCAAAGATTATAATTTGCACTTTAATAAAGATAGATGGCATTGCTTCGTTTGTAAAGAGGGCGGGAACGTAGTCGGATTTGTAAAGCACAGTTTAAATCTCAATTTCTATGAAGCTGTTGAAAGATTGAACAATGACTTTCACTGCGGATTACCAATAGGCCGACGCCCAACACTTCGAGAACAGCGGGACGCACAACTCCGATATGATGAAATGCAAGCCCTTCGAGCCAAAGAAGAGACGGAGAAACAAGCCTATTCCGATTTATATAATGGGCTGTGGGACGAATATGCAAGACTTGATATCAACCGCAGATTATACGCTCCGCAGAATATCGATGATGATTTTAACCCTTTATACGTCGAGGCGGTATCAAAAATCAGTCACATAGAATACTTAATCGATGTTTTACTATAGACAAACCACTTAGAAAGGTGGTGTAACCTAATTGCCAGAAATGATTGCGGCAGATGGCTTGTCGGATGAAGCAATATCTAAAATGGATATTCAGACCCTCATAAATAGCATAATAGTCTCGTTTGACCTTGAAGAGTTTGAACAACTTCGCGTACAAGCTTTAATGCAAGCAAGGGCGAAAGAACTAGGAATATCCAAAAATATATCAGGTTTGATATCTGCATATAAGAAAAAGGATAAGCAGATTGAGAATAAGTACAATCGGTCACTTGCAAAACAAGAATCAAGCATACCGCTTCAATTCGAGAAAAACGGTGAACCGAGCCAGACAATCGACAATATTATTCTTATCATGCAAAACGATAAGTTCTATAGCGGAGTAAGATACAATCTGCTAAAAAATGCGCCTGAGGTTCAGTTTAACAAAACCGTTCGAAGTTGGAGCGATACAGACGACGCGGAGAGCCAACGATATCTTGAGCGTGCATATAGCATTTATAGCAAGGACAAGCACAAAGCTGCATTGCGTGTTCTGTTCAAAGATAGAGAATATCATCCGATACGTGACATTGTTGATAATCTGTCTTGGGATGGCATAGAACGGATATCAACGTTTTTAACAAAATGGATGAAAGCGGACGATAACGAATACACAAGCGAAGTGAGCCGCTTAATCTTTGCGGGCGGAATACACAGGCTTTATATGCCAGGTTGTAAATTCGACGATGTTCCGGTGCTAATCGGTACAAGCCAAGGCGAGGGAAAATCAACAATTGTTCGATGGCTTGCAATGCATGATGATTATTATACGGAAGTCGAGCAAATCGAGGGAAACAAGGGCATTGAAACGCTTGACGGAGCATGGATATGCGAGATTGCCGAATTGCTCGCAGTTACAAAAACAAAAGAGCAAGAGGCCGTTAAGGCATACATCACTCGCCAACGTGACAAATATCGTAAGCCGTGGGACGTTAATCCGAGCGAATATCCTCGTAGATGCATATTTATCGGTACAACAAACATTGAACATTTCCTCAAAGATAAAACAGGAAACCGCCGTTGGTATCCGGTAAAAGTCCGTTCGTCTGCGTATTGGCTATATGACCATGAACAAGAGTGCCGGGACTATATAGTGCAATGTTGGGCAGAGGCAAAATCCAAATATGATTTAGGCCAAATGCCAAACTACGCCAACAAGGAACTGGCAAAACAGTTCTTAGATGCTCAGTCCGAGGCAATGGAGGACGATTGGCGTGTTGGAGCAATTGAGCAATTCTTAGACCAGCAAGCCGTAGGAGATTATGTTTGCGTCCGGCAAATTAAGCACGATGCACTTTCTCCCAGTAAAGACTTTCCGCAAGACCCTACGCCAAAAGAATCTCAAGAGATATCAATACTTATGGGTAAGTTCGAGAGATGGGAAAAAGTCGGTTCACATTATATATCGAATTATGGTACACAACGTTGTTGGAGAAAAACGGGCGAATCTGCACAAAAAGAATTGCCGCTATACGCCACGGAAAGCGAGGCCAAGCAAAGAGGCATAAGCGCAAGAATAGAAAACGAATTAACGACTTATGCCAAAAATCCCACGATTGAAAACGCCGATAAACTTCATGCGGCGGTATGCAATATGCCTGATGATTGGAGGTTAAAACGTGAAATGCCCTAAATGCAAAGAAGTTAAAACTAAGTGTACCGATTCAAGACCATCAAATGATGGCAGCTCTCGCAGACGGAGATACGAATGTTTAGCTTGTGGACACAGATTTTCAACAAGGGAAAGCATAAGCAAGGAAAATTAATACATAAAGAGCGCAGAAAAGCGGGATTATAAAAATTAAATTGAAGGAGAAAATAAAATGAAATATCGCAAAAAACCAGTAGTTATTGAAGCTTTCCAATATAACGGGGATTTAATGGGGAGCGACGGAAAGTACTATGTACCAGAGTTTGCAATAAACGCATATGAAAACGACATATTGTTTTATGATTCGGCTGCGCCAGACGAACCGCCTTGTGACCTATTTATAAGAACTCTTGAGGGCAACATGTTAGCTTCCGTTGGGGATTTTGTTATTCAGGGTGTTAACGGAGAACTTTATCCTTGCAAACCGGATATATTTGAGAAAACCTATGAGTTGGTAATAGAATAATAAAAAGGGCGAGAGGTTAATCCCTCTCGCCTTTGATTATTTATAGACCTTTAAAGTTTTGTTGAATCCGTGGGATTGTTAACGATGCCAAGCGCAATTAATATCGCTCCTACGCCATTGATTATCGCCGCCCACGTGTCGCTTGTCAGTCCGATTTTTGCGGGAACTCCGAACGCTGAGCCGATTACCCATAGTGCGCCAAGTACGGAGAGCCAAAGTGTCCAGCTTTTATATTTGGGCTGTGCGGTTGTGGTTACGACGGTTGATGTAGTTTCGTTCATATAAGTACCTCCAAAATTTTATTTATAAAGTCCTGCGCGGTCATTGACTACGAAGATTCTTAAAGCCTCTTCCGTGAATCCGAAACTTGTTATCAATCCCTTATTGGTCAACTTCTGCATGGTTGCTTGCGCCCACGTTGGCATTTCTGCGATTGAGCCGTATGTTTTTACCACTTCACCATCTTCACTTTCTGCCGCCGTCAGCGACGCTTTAAATTCGTTCCAGAGCTGATTGCCTGTTTTGCCGTAATAGGTGTTGATATCATCACCCATCCACGGACGCGGGCACCATTTATTCGTTACGTCGTAATGCCTGATTACATGGTCGTTATCAATTCCGTACTGTTTTTGCAACGAACGCACAAGCTCGGTAAGGTTTACAATGGTCTGAGGGTGAAAATACCAGTCGGTATCGGTTGCATAAGCGGCTCGATTTGCATTAATCTTATACGGTCTGACCTCAATCCCAATAGAATTAGCGTTTTGGCATTTTTTCTTTAATGTGCCAATTCCGCTATCGCCGCAATGCCAAGCGGTATCCTTATCCAAAACAGCTTGTACAATACTGGTATCGTCTACCTCATAATTAGCCGAAGCCTGTACGCCGATGCGATTGAAGTATGCCGCTACGCTTGCCGCCGAGCCTAGTCCGCCAAAGTAATGAATTACTATGTATTCGTTAACTTTTTTTGTTCGCTTTGTGTAATTGCGTGATATTAGACTTTGCGTGATGTTCATTACTCACCTCATTTTATATGCATACATGGTCTACGGCTTGCTCATTTAAAAAGTCAAAGTATTTTTTCTTTGCTTCTTCGTATGATTCAATACCCTCTTCGACCTCGCCGTTGGCATATCCGCGTTTTAGCGCCATAGCGGTTGCGTAGGATAATTTGGCTGTAGCCATTTGTAGCTCCAAAGAGAGTAAGCTTTCTTTTTTTCTAGCCTTTACCCTAGAATCTGCCGCTACATCTCTCTTGTTTTGTTCGCGAGAAAAGAAATATAAAAATATTCCAACAATTAACGACGGTATTATCGCAATCACCCATTCCAAATTGGTTTCCTCCACTATTTGTTTAATCTGCCTTGTATAACCGCGTTTTGCGCTGCGGTTTGGGATAGGTCTTTTTGCCTTGCTATTTGTTCTGCGGTGCTCACGTTGGTTATCCATGCATTAAACGATTTAACAAACGCTTTTTTGTATGTTTCGCGTTCGGCACTCGTTAGCGTGTAAACCTTGCTAGAGCGTGTGAAGTCTTTGGGAATGGTCATGTTGACAAGCGAGGATTCTTTGCCTTTTCCGGTGATATAAAGCGACACTAGCCGAGACGGATTTGCGACATAGGGGAGCAATGATTCTGACGTTAATTCTCCTGTTTTTTTGTCATGTTTAGTGTAAAGCGTTGCGACAACATCTGAAGTTTGTTTTGCGGAGAGTCCTTGTTGATTAATTGTTGAGATTTTTTGATATTGGGATACTTCGGTTTCTCCCGATTGGGGTTTTAGCGAGGAAACGGCTTTGTAAATGCTGTAGGCCTGTTTTTGGTCTATGCCCGCCGATTGATATTTTGTAACACTGTCCGCGATATCGGAATCGTTGTTTATATCAAGCTCCATTTCATCGGACTTGTCGCCTCTTGTGGTTGCGCTCTGCGCTATTTCAATCTGTTTAATGCGAACGGCCTTTTGAATATCAGCCATAGGCTTTGTCAAATCAATTTTGTAGCTTGTTAGGAGCTTTTTATCATCGTCCGTAAGGCTTGTAATTCCAGCACGCATAGAAACCTTGCTCAGCGCCGATATTTCTTCGCTTGCTTTTGTATAGTTTCTTGAAACTTTTTCCTCTAGGGTTACGTCGCTTGGATTAATGTTTTCGGTAATATTTTTATCGCTGGCAACTTGCTTCGCCTTATCTGCTTTATCGTAAAAGTCCGTAATGGTCTGATTGCTCAAAGATGGTTGTGCTGTAAACTTATTCGTTACAACCTTTCCAACATTTCCGCCTATCGTAGAGGCTGGAAGAACAAAATCTCCGATAACTCCGGTGTAAGTGTCAATAAGATAATCCATTTGCTTAGGGGAAATCTGCACTCCGTCAGGCGTAAGCGGTGTTTTGGCTTGTGCTGCATATTTTGCAATGAACTTTGTAATTTCACTTGTCTTTTCGTCATACTGCAAATACTTGGAACGATTGTCCTGTATCATGCCTTGCGGAACAATTGCAGAGCCCATAAAGTTTTTGTTTGACGGCAAATTGGTGATTATCGGAGAAACCATGTTGCTTGTCAGTGGATTAGCGGGCGCAAAGCTACTTGCAAGACTTGTCCCATACCCCTTGAACGATTGCTCTTCTCCCTTTGCTGCTCTCATAAGTCTTTCAACCAGTGCGCCCATAAGAACTCCAATTTCTCTCGACCTTGGGATTTTGAGAAATTCGCTGTTTCCGACTGTACCGTCGTTGTGTCCGCCACCTATTGGTATGCAATAGTAACTATCTTTGGTGTAGTTGGTGAGTTGGTCGTAATCTTCATCGTTTCTGTTGACATAGGCCATCAATAGTGTAGGAGCAGTAATTGATATACCGCCGCGAACAAGCATAGTTGCTAATTTGCGTGGACTATCAACGCTTCTTACGAACTTATCAAGCCCCTGTACTCCGGCGTTGAGATACGCTACGCCGTTTCTATCAAGTGCCTTTGTGACATCTCCACCCCTAGCAAAGTTTACCGTAACATTGTTTGAAGCGTCTAAGGCTTTTTGAACGTCGCCAGTTTTATCAAGAACACGGTTAAACTCTGCAACCCTTGGCGCGGCCTCCGTAATATTATTGAATTTCTCAACGGTTTCAATCGGGTGGAGCAATGCGTCTGCCGTTCCGGTTACTGCTTTTCCTAGTTTATTTGTTCCTATGGTATCGGACATTTTGCCGATTAATGCGTCACGCTTTCCGACTTTGGTCAAATTTACGGCTGATTTTTCGACATTTCCGGAATTGAAGAAGTTAGATGTTCCTCCACCAACAGCTTTGTAACGCTGATAGTTTTCGCTGTTTGTCGCAACGTCTTTTCCCGCTTTAGCCAATCCTCCTATAAACTTTAAGGGATTTCCCTCACCGCCGTAGGTATAAGCCGTTGGAATGTCCCTTGCCATATTGTTAATCGCAAAGAATGGGTTTTTCTGTGTAATCAGATTTTTGAAGCCCTGTGTTAAGTTTGAAAGAACGGGAACGGTCATTGTGTTTTTCGGTAATCCCATAAGCGCCTCTAAAAATGGCTTATCGTTAATTTTGAGATATACTCGTTCGCCCTTGTCGAGAACGCTCACAATGTTATTCGTCATATGCCCAGCAACGTCTTTTTCGTTTACAATTTCGGCGTACTTTTTAAGTTCCTCTGGATTTTTGCGAACAGACTTCAATATTTCCTGTCCAACTTCGTTGTATCTAGCCGCTTTTACCCGCATATTAACAAGGCTCATAATGTTTTCAACCGGGTTGTTCAAATCTCTGCTAGAACCTGTTGCGGCCTTGATTGGACTTTTGGGGTCAACAAACTGTCTTGTAATCTCTCTAGGCAATCCAGTTTCCATTTCGCTAAACTCTCTTTGCGTGGGGAAATAGCTCTTGTATTTTTCGCGGAGTGAGGCATAACCGTCTTTGCCAATTAATCCCGTTTCTACGCCCCACGCCTTTTCAAACTTATCAATCCAGTTGACAACATCATTGCTAACGGTTTTATACTCCGGGTGCTTAGCTTCAAGGTTTTTAACATACTGGCTTGACATTTCAGAGGTATATGTAGGGTCAACATTTTTGCCCTCTCTTGCACGGTCAATATTATGTCGTTGCGCCATGTATTTCCAAAAGTCTGTTTCCTCGCCTTTGGGTATCTGCTCAACAACATTTTTTAACGACTTGCCTATGACGTTTCCCTTTGTATCAACCAAATTGTCCGTAAAGATGTAGTTTACAATACCGCCCGCATTACGCGTGTTAGATGCCAGAACTCCCGAATTGTCCTTTGCGTCTTTTGCGAATCTATCCGCTATGGGGCTTTGAGTATCGACTACGCGAGTATATAGGTTGGAAAGTTTGTCAGAAATTGAGGACTTCGATTTATTGCTATCCATTGCAACGCCAATTCCCATTTCAGGGAGATTGTTTAAGTCGACACTTTTGGGCGTAACGTTTGCATCTGTCTTAGTAGCGCCCTTGTACGGTTCGGTAAGAACGTCTTTGCTACTGCTAAGTGCTTTTGAATCGCCTGTCAGTTTCGCCCCAAGCGAGTTTTCGGGGAAAAGGGTTGATTTCCCGTCCTGCACATTAGTCGTAACGCTCTCTGACGCATTTAAAGGCGTTTTAAGCGCATTATCAATAATAGGTGTAGTTTGCTGTTCAACGGGAGATTTTACAGCCTCGCTCAACTGCGTAGGCTCTGCGGAAGTTTTGAGCGGTGTTTCTGCGACGGCTTTGCTTTCCGGTACAGATTTCTTTCCAACCGCGCCAAACACAGAGCCGATAATTGCGCTTTCAATGGCAGCACTTATAATGTCCGAGGCGTTTTCTTTTGCAGTAGGGTCGTATGTGATTCTCTGAAATACGGGATTTAATGCCGCTTGTATGGATCCGATTGTACCCTGACTTAACCCCGTTTCGCCCATAGCCGCTAATCTAGCCGCGATAGCTTTGCCCGTGTCGCTTGCTATGAATTTTCCAATCGCTGAATCGGTTGCTTTTTGAGCAATTTCCTTTAATGGACCTTTGCTAATAACGCTTGAAATAGCACTATCTCCGACACTCATTAGCGAACCCGCAAGGTAAACCGCTCCGGCTTGTAACCCCCCATATGCGGCCTGTTGGTCTGCTGTGGCTCCGGATTCTTTTGCTTGGTGTGCCGTGTCGCCAAATGCGCGTAACGCCATAGGCAAAGCGCCTGATTTTGTGATAGCTCCCGCCGCAATATCTGTAGCGAGTTGTGCGCCTTGAAGTCCATATTCAACAACTTTTTGCCCTGTTTTACCTAGTCCCTGTTTGGCTTTAGCTTCGCTGTTTGCTCCCATTGCATAGAGCTTATCTGTTGCGTTAGAAGTCGATTCTAAAGACTTGTTGTAATCTGAAACATTTTTCTGATTAAGAGCGTTTGTTCCCTTAAGGATATTATCAATTCTGGTTTGTTCATCCGGAGTTGTTCCGTTTGCAGACAGTTTTTTCTTTGCGACTTCCGCAAGGCTATTGTTTAAATTTGTCTCGCTGGTCAGAAAATCCGTATTCTTTTTCTTCGCGGAGGTTGTGTTTTCTAAAGTGCTGATAGTACTTAGTGCCGAACCGAGCGTGTTCTGCCCCAAAGCGGAGAGAACATTACCCGTTCTTTTAGCCGGAGCGAGTACGTTTGAAGCGTCAATATTCGGGTTGTAAGTGTTTGTTTTCAAAGCCGGCGTAAGTGTGGGATTAAGCGCCGTAAACAACTTCTGCGGTGTCTGCGTTGCCTTTAACTGCGCCTGTTTCGTTGCATAGTTGTTTCGTACGCTTATATCGCGCTGTTCGATATTTGGAGTTACAGCTTTTGTCTGAGAAGTAACGGGCGCGGTAACAAGAGGTTTTGTAACGTTAATCGCGGGAGAGGATACAAGCGGCTTTGTTTTCGCATAGTTCGCCGTTTCCGCTTTATATGTAACCGCGTCTTTGTTTGCGGCATTTGTCTTTAGTTTGCTCCAATCAATTGCCATGTAGTGCCTCCATTATCCGAGGTTAAATTTGCTTATAAGTGATTGCGCTTGTGTCTCGTTTATTTGATCGGAGGACAAAAGCCTCTGAATAGTGGAAACTTGTCCGGTTGTTGTTCTGTTCATTCCGACCTGATAGCTTGCCGCATCGTCAGAAAGTTTGGTTACTGCTTTAGGAGCGCTATTTGCCAACCCGTAAATTGAAAGCAGCTGGTCTGTATATTTGCCGCCGTTTGTGGCCGCGAAGTTATACATCTCCTGTGGAGTAGCTTGGTTTGCTTTCATCGTGCCTAGCGCGGAGTTGACTTGTGAGTATGTCATGCCAGTGCCCGTTCCGGAACCAGAACCAGAACCGCTTCCGCTGCTACTCGTTTTCGTCGCCTTTATGTAATTTATCTGATTATCAATTGTCTGTTGGTCGGCTTTTGCTTGTGCAGTCTGCTGGTCAGATATCTTTTGCGTTCTCGCAGCTTGTAAATATGGTATTTTCCAATCGTCGGATGGGTCGTTGTTATTTGCTACTTTGTCCGCCTCAGCCTGATAGTTGCTGTAATATGCCTGTATGGTATTGGCATAATCCGACTTTTCCGTTGCAAGGTCACTTTTGGCGTTTGTGGTGTAGTTATTTAAAATTGTGGATTTTGCGTTCTGAATTGCCGTTGCTTTTGAAGCGTCGATATCCGATAAGGCGTTTGCTCTCTCTGTGCCAAGTGTTGCAAGCCTGTCTGAAACATAAGACGAACGCCCCATACCTCTTGACAACGCATCATTGTTTGCGTTTTGGTCTGCGGTATCGTAGGATTTGTTTGTATTGGTTTTCTGAGTGTCATAACTTGTCCCGACTTGATTTGTTGCTGCAATGCCCGCCGCTGAATCAAGCTCTGAATCACTTGCATATTTGCCATACTTCGATATATCAGAGGCGGTTTTCTGTATTCTCGCCTGTTCCGTTGCATCTATTTGAGACTGCAACTGTGCTTGAGCCGTAGGGTCGGTTGTTGCAGACTTTTGCTTTTGCAATGCGGTTTTAAGCGCTGAATAATCTGTATTTACATCATAGGCCATGTTTTAATCTCCTCTCTTTTGGTGTCGCTTTAACTAATTTAAAGTTTTTAAATTCCAAAGATGTTAAACTACATTCAAAACCACATCATCAATAAAGGCGTCACCATTTGAAACAAACGACAGCTCTAATCTATTGGTAGCCATAGGGAGTCTATCAAGAGGATAAGCAAATGAGAATTGCCATGCACCATTTCCAGTAGCAGTAACTGCTGACCATTCTGTGCCCAATAGAATATTATCAGCTGTATAAGCTTTTAACACACCATAAGCTTCAACTCCAACAGCGGACTTGCTCCAAAAAGATAATTTAGGTCTCTGATTTCCGATTAGCCCAATTATATTAAATTTTGATGTTGAGCCGTTTACTATTTTTAATGATGTTGCACCAGTATGATGTTCTGTAGTATTAACGGCAGCTCCTCCTGTTAATGTAAATCCATGCGTACCTTCAAAGCTCCAAGATGGTAATACGTTGCTTCCTAATCCAACGTTTGCTTCAACGGCTCCACTATACTCACAAATATTCTTTACCCTCACTGCCAAACCTTCAACAAGGTTAAATGCTGGATATGCGGCGGCATAAGCCGCAATTTTAGTCGCATCTCCATATGAACCTTTAATCATTACGTTTTCAAGAAATAGACCACCCTCTAACACATTCGAATCAACATAAAACAAAGGATGGGTAATTGTACCTTGTGAGTCTATATTGCTGTCTCTAATAGTAAGAGATGCACCGTCACCAGATATTTTAATCCAATAATCTTCATAAACATTGGTTTCGAAATGGCAGTGAGAGCAATATACAGTAGATGAATTAGATATATCAAACATAACTTGTGAATAATCAAACGAACATCCTTCAAAAGATAAAAATCCGGAAGGCTGGTTAATATCTACAATTATATCTGTATCTTGATAATATCCCCCAAAAGTCATACCGTTAAAGCAAATACGTTCAAAGTAATCTGTTCCTCCTGATGGTATATAAATACATTTATTTCCAGTAATAGCACCGCCAGAGAAAACGCAGTTCCAAGTGTGTCCAGAAAATTCTAAACATTTTGGAAAGCCTTGTATATCGCAATTATTGAATTGAACCATTGCAATACCATCTAATGATGTTGTTGTTGTACTATAAAATTTTATACCAGTAGCATCTGAGCCTGATTTCCAACGCAAGTGCAGATTTTTAAAGCCTAAGTATGACTGTCCATAAATGCCATTATATGAATTAGAGAAAGCCCATACATCGCCTTCGGCATATGAATAATCAAATGAGTTAACAAGTTGTATAGCGACACTTGCACCGTCTGACGTAATAGTTGCACCATTGCATTCGACTATTACTTTATTGACATCAATATTTAATGTGCTTGTTATGCGATAATCACCAGGAGGAAAGGATAGTATCCCTTTGCCGTAATCACTATTCAGGATTGCATCATGGGCTGATTGAATAGCTGTCGTATCATCTGTAGAGCCGTCGCCTTTTGCTCCATATGACTTAACGTTTAGAACACCAACAGAACCACTGACCGCAGAAGAAAAGTCTGATATTGTAGAGGCAAGTTGTGTTCCCGTATGGTGGGAGCGATTAAACACGTCTGCACGATGTTCGTTAGGGTCGTACATGCTCGCAACCATGTTTCCGGAGCCGTCACCGCTTGGGCCTGTATCGCCCTTTATTGTGGGAAGCTTAATCCATCCTCCCGAACCGTTAGGTATTTTTATTGAAGGCATTTTTCTCTCCTTTAAAGTTCTGCTGAAAAATCAATATGGTCAGCGTTGGTTATCCTTAATTGATACATTGCGCCTTGCGTTGCTCCCGCTACAGTCGCAGTCATATAAACAGCACTCGGAACCATTGCGTTAGGCGCAAGTCCTGATATTGCTAAATCCGTTTGGCCATTTCTGCACACAATATTACTTAAACTTCCGACCGCCACAGAGGGACTTATTCTCATTGTTGTTGGAATAGGTACAATAAAGTTAATCGCGGTTGAAATAGCACCGTTTCCATTTGCAATATTTATATTGCCACTCGTCGTATATCGTACAAAAAACTCTTGGCACAAATTCAATTGTTCACCATAATTAGAGGGAAATTTATCCGAATACGCATATGCTATTGTCGTAGCAACAGATGTGGTAAAGGTGATATAGGGAACATAGGTTGTTGATATTCCGCATAGTGTAGCGGCATACGATTCAAACCCTATAGTTACCGTAACAGCTCCTGCTGTTGCCGTGACTGCTGAGCCTGTGTTTGTTGCGGGGAATGTCATTGAGAGCACATATTCTGTGCCTCCAACATTAATCGTAACGGGCAAAATTTTGCTATAAAGATTTGCGGGGAGTATTTCAAAATACTGTTTAAGCACTCCGTTGAGTGAAATTCCTGTTCCGCTTGTCCATGTTACCGAACCGCTTACAAGTTTCCACATATCCATAAAATATGCGCCCGCTGTCGAAAACGCAGTACCGCTTGTTACATTTCTTTGATTGACTGGACACAAAAAGTTCCCGTTTATGATTTGGGCTGGAACATTTGCGACTACACCTAGGTTTGCTCTTGCCGCTGATGCCGTCGCTCCGCCGTGCCCACCATATTTTATAGGCAATGGATTAAACGGAGTGTATCTCGTGCACCGCCATATTCCGCCGCCACCACTTGTAAACTCAACTACATCACCTGATGCTAAGACTAAATCCTGTCCGCCCATAAGTATCATTGTTGTAGCGTTATACGTTATCGTTGCAGCAACAGAAAATCTTAATCTTCGACTAGCCCCCTGTGTAACAGTTCCAAATGATGTAATTGGCCCCGTTCCAGCCGTAACAATGATGTAGTTTCCTGCCTGTGCGCCGATGTCCATTGTTCCGGCAAGCGCCATTGACGTTATAAGTGCCTCGTTTATGGCTCCGGTCATTGTTCCACCAGAAAGAGCAAGTCCACCAAGCCCCGCAAGCGTTTGGTCTCCCGTGTTACTTCCGCTAAGCGTACTGATACCAAGCTTTGACTTTATTGTAGCTGTAGTTTCATCCCCAGTATTCGTTCCGCTAGTTGCCAAAACTGCGGTAGAATTACTTGCCACTGATATTGCAGAACCGTTGCCGTATAGAATTCCGGTTTGTGCGGTTGTATCTTTTGTAGATGCGGGCATTGCGTGTTTATGGTCGCGTCTTGCCGCTACCGTAGCAGTCCCGACCGCTGCCGAATCTCCGTAAGCCTGAGTTGTTGGAGCAGTCGTATCAAACGCCAAAATGGTCGCATCTGTTTTTACAAATGTTGCAGCTGAGCCAGCCGCATTTGCTGTTCCGAGAGTTATTGACGGAGAACCCCCAATCGGTATAGTTTGGTCGCCTGTATTGCTACCGCTGAGTGTGGTTATTCCCAGTTTGGATTTGATTGTCGCGGTTGTCTCGTCGCCCGTATTAGCTCCAGACGTATTTCCGATAATCGTCTTTTGTGCATCGGTGCAATACCGTTTATCTGTGGAATCTGCAATATCCGCAGTGCTAAGCGTAATATCTGCGGACAGCACTTTAGAGTTTACGGTTCTTGTATTTGGAACGGGGGTAAATCCAAGAGCGTCTTGTTTTCCGTTCCATGTTGATTTTTCGGTATCTGTAACAAAACGGTTGTTTGCATCTTGAGTAATAATCGACGGCGCATGATTTGCGGGATGAACATAATTATTCGCATTTTCCGCAATTCCAGACAACTTGGATTTTTCTGTTGATGTATAATCCTCTGTTGACAATCCTTTTCCGGCAATCTTATCAACTTTTAAATTTAATGCCGTCTGCGTAGCTGTGGAAATTGGCTTGCTTAAGTCGGAAGTATTATCAACATTTCCTAAACCGATATCTGATTTTGTAACCGTTGAAATTGCGTCATCGTCAGAATCAATCCAAAGAACGGCATAAGTTGGTTCGTCTGCTTGATATACAGCTCCCGGAGGGCCAATACTATAATCACCACTATTTTCATATGCGCCTATTTCGGCATTCCATATGAACCAGTTGTGTGTTGTATCATCTACGTAGGGAGCATGAGTTAGTGCAAGTTCAGCTGCCGCCTGTGCAGCCTGTGCCGCTGTAGCCGCGTCCTCTGCATCTGAAATGGTGTCTTTAATATCATCAATTTCCGCTTGCAGTTGTTCGGCCTGTGTTGGTGTTGGCTCTTCGGGAGCAACGTCCGTTTCAGGAATAATTGCAGATAACACTTTCATTGTCGTAGAAGCAGACATAATAATGCGTTCTGCGGTTGTTCCGTCTGTTGCAAGGTCAATTCCTCGGATTGTAATTGTCATTTCTCCGGGATACGCTAACGGTTCGGCGGGAATTGGTACAATATATGCACCGGAAACAATCAAATCAGTTGTTAAAAGCCTATATACCGCATTCGCTCCGTTAACATCGAAGAAATACATTTTCTTTGTCGTTCCATCCCAAGTACTATCAAACGTCAGAGAAAGCGAAACCGCATTGAAACTGCCCTCTGCGCCAGCAACTTTATTGGAAAGTTTAATATTTTCTCCGGTAACTACGGCTGTTATAATTCTATTTGCCAATATATCTCACCCCTCTATTGAAGTACTCCGTTTATGTAAACAGAACCGTTTATGTCAACTCTTCCGCCAGACTTGCCTATGTCAACATTTCCGCTATATCCCGAACTTGCGCCGATATAAATCGTTCCGCTTGTTGCATCAATAGACATGTTTCCGATTCCTCTGATTTTAAGCGGGTTGCTTGAAAACATATTTTGCAAAACAACTGAACCCGAATCAATATTGAAACTAGCTAAAGGCAATCCCGTGCTCGGGTCATAAGGGTCAGAATAAAGTTCTAGTTTTCCGTCACGCAATACCGCATAATATCCAACTTCGTTTTCGCTGATTATTTCAACACCTTGTAATGTGCCGCCAGTAACCCTATCCGCGCTGATTGTTCCCGTTGTGATATGTCCACCGTTAATAACCGTTGTGCTGTCAGGGTCAGACAAATCCACAAACGAAACCTTACTATTAAAAACAGTGTTTGTTTCTGTGTTTAAGTTTGCCAGATTCAACCCGCCTTGAATAATCTTTGCAACGTAGTAGTTGAAGTCGCTTTGAGCTTTCAAATCAAGCGCAGAAAGCGTGTATGTTCCATCTTTGTTTAAAACTCCGCGTAATTGCGGAGGGTCAAGATATGAAGTTGTTGAATTAGCACTAGCCATAATCAATCCTCGTCTGCTTCATAGGTTAATTCCGGCGCTGTCAATTCAAAATTTGAGCCGGAAACATTTGAAAATTTCATCTTGAATCTGCGCCCCTCTAAATTGATAGATAAAGAGTATAGTTTTCCTGACGGACTTAATATTGCATTTTTCGTTTTAGTCTTGTTGTCAAACGTAACGTCAATGCGCAATATTCCATTTCCTTTTGCGTAGAAATAGAGAATGTCGGCGGTTTTTGTAACACGGTAGGCATGATAAAGCGTAGAACCGGAAACATAACCATCTTGCCAAGGAGTTTCCCAAAACGCGTTGATATGTGTACCGTCAAAAGTTGTTGAATTCGCATCTAACGCAAACACATATGTTGAATTTGCAAACAGCAATTCGTCGCCAAACTCCATAAAATCAGTTATGGTTATTCCGCGCCATATCATGAACGTACCGTTAAGTAGGTCATAGACAATAACCGCGTTGTTTGTCGTTGAGCTTCCCTCCGGAAATGCACAATACAATATGTGCTTATGGATTATGCTAACGGCATTTTGAGCATAGGATTGATTTATGACGATATCTTTTGCCTTATCTCCAAGCAATGTATAAGCTGAAACCCCGTTGTAATAATACAAGCCATCTTTTGAGAGGAAGAACGCTCTGTCGCTTGTTTGGACAATTGTCTTTTCGGCAATCGCTCCAACGGACGAATACACTTGTTTGACCTCATAAACTGACGGATATGTTCCGACAACTCTTGAGATATTGTTTGTCTTAAAAATCACCAAATCGGAGAATATGTTTGAAACTCCTATGCAAACTCCGCCGTCCCACGTAGGCAGATTAATAATTCCTGCGCCATCCTCTGATATAGTCCAATTTTCGGGGCCGGAATGTCCTTCTCCGATGGTATCGGAATAATAAATCGTATTTGGCGTAGCCTTTACGCCTGTAGCCCATATTCTCTCTGCGTGAAGCGCTAGAGATTTTGCTACCGGAGGGGTACCGCCGAGATTTTCAAATGTAGCTCCGTCCCACTTTTTCATAACATCCGAGCCATTACCCATAATAACAACGTCCGTTGCGGATATCTGATAATTGAAATAATCCCAATCTCCGCTTGTAAGTCCGGTTGCAAGAGCAGACCACGCCGAGCCCGTCCAATAATAAATAGCCGTAGCAGTCGCCACAAGCAGATATGATGTAACCGCTCCGGTTGTTGTGTTGGTTTTATAAAACTTCATCAACCGCGTTATTGCCGCCGGAGCCGCCGTACTTATGTACTTGGAGTATCCGTTTATTGTCTTGAGCGTTCCTGTAGCAATATCAACATTTTGCGCATTTTTTGACTGGCTAGTTGAAAGTTCGCTATCGTCAGCAGACTGATTCAATCCTCCGGCAAAGCTCTTTATTTTAAGTGTACTCATTCAAAATCACCATAGTTATAAGTGGCTTTAACTTTGCGCCGAGCCATCTTACCCCCTCCGCGCAAGGCGTTTAGTCCGGAAGTCCATTTGCTCATCCAATAGCCGGACTTGTTCAGTGACGTTGATGTACCCTTTATGATGTAATATTGAGCCGCCGCAAAATAGCAAAGCAACCGCCATGAAACGGAATCTGGAAACGGATATACGTCAGTCGAATCGTCCATATCTGCGGGGATATACTCATATTCAACCGTAAGAGTTTCAAGCGGAGATGCATTGCACCATATCAAACCGTTTTGCTCCTGTGTCCATGCAAGACACCCGTCAGCGCTCTTTGTCGTTATAAGCCCCCAGAACGTCTTTGTGAGGTCGGCAATGTCAAAGCATGAATTAGCATCAAGTGTGACGTTTTCGCTCGTAGTGAGCCGTATACGCTGCGCTATGACGTTCTTGGCCTCATTCAGCGCCGACGTTAACCGAGCTTCGACGGTTGAAAAATCATCATCATCTGTGTCGGCCTTAATATAGTCGGCTGATTCCGTTATCAGCGTTTGTAGTGTTATATCTGCCATGATTCACCGCCTTATGTGTCTTTAATAATTGCTTTTTTCATGTCTTTTGCCATTTCGTGTATCATATCGTTACGCCTGTTTTCTTGCGCACGTTTAATTTTCTCGTTATGTTCGTCAACCTCTGCAACGAGGTCGCCGTAAATGTTTTTGTAATATGTTTCGCCAATTCCAAGAATTGTGTCGCGGTCAAATTCATCCCATTTGGTGCTCTGGAAAAATGCGCCGTTAAAATAAATTATGTATGATTCCGCATCGTAGTTGAACTCAATGTCGAATAGTGGGTCTATACCTTGCAAAATTGGGCGTATCTCGTAACAGTTCGCCCCGTTTTTATCAATTCCAAACATTTTAGTCTCTGTAATCATTCTTCACCTTTTTAAAACAGGGGCGGTTTTTTATGCCGCCCCCATATATCGTTGGTTAGCCCTCTGTAATGTCACCGATAAGAACGTGAGCATTACGCATCGACGCGCCGAGTTCCTGATAGACATATAGGACAGCCTCGTAAGCATCGTATCCAGACACGCGGGACAGAATCGCTCCGTCCTCCTGCATCCAGTCGAAGTCTGCCAGACGGTAGATTGACAGTTCGTTTTCGTCAACGCAGTAAATCTTGTTTGCGGGTGCATCTTTGTCGGCTATGATAGGAATCATGCCGTGTGCGCCGCCAAGATAAGACAGAGCCTTGTAACCGCCCTGTAACTCCTGAGTGTTTACAAGCTGCTTAGAGGTAGTGAGCAATGCCTGATATGCACGACGTACGCCAAAAGAGGTATACATAGCGGTGCACATACCCGCAGAGTTTGATTCAAGGGTATCGATTGCTTTCTGGATTATGCTGTCAGAGATTGCACGGGCAGTACCCGCAGACGAGGGGTTGTTCTGTACGGTAGCAACCCACCACGGATATGTGGAAACATCAAGTCCCTGCAACGTGGTGGTTGCCGAAACGATGCCCGATAGACCCATCATTTCCTTGTTGCGAGAACCCGCAATGTAGACGGAATAGGTATTGCCTATGCTTGCGTATGTCGCAACGCCCGTGGTAAGTACAAACACGGTTGCGCTTGTGATGGATGCAACGGTATCTCCGACAACGCCCGCCGTTGTTGCGCCGGTAGAGGTTACGAGAACGTCAACGGGCATACCGACACGGAGTTTTGCGGTGCTGTCAACGGTAATTGCAGTTGCACTGGAAGCGGAGGCGCAAACTGCGAGTGCTCCGGTGCCGTCACCGAACGCCTGACGGTTCATAGAGGACTTCATGTCGCGCTCAAGTCCGCGCATTTCGGAATCAACAGCGCGGAGGAATGCACCCTCGTTGGAACGTGCCGCTTTCATTGTGGGGCCGGTAATCTGAATGCGACCGTACTGATATTTCATCGGTACAATGCACTCTTTATACGCCTGATTTCCGGCTGCCGGAAGTGCTCCGCCCTCGCCACGTGCGCCGACGCCCTCGTTGCGTCCATAGTGCAAGGGAATTGTAAAGTTTTTACCTACAACGGAATCCTCGTTCTTTTCCAGTCTGGAATAGAGAATTGAAGAACTGTTTAGCTGTTCACGAATTGGGCCAAGATACTGGTTTTTCAGTATCGAATCAAATGTGGTTAATGTAGCTCCTGCCATTTATAATTCACTCCTTATGTTTGTTCTCGCAGAGTACGGAGATAAGCTTTTGAAGCCTCCCGCGCTTCTGCATATGTCTTAGGCGTTGACACTACTTGCGCAGGTGCCGCGCCGCTTCCCTCTACAGGCTTGTACGATGTTCGTTTTCCCTCTATGTACTCTTGAATCGCCTTGTTTCCTATCGCGGTTTCGTCAACTTTTTTGGGGGGAGTTTGCCGTAAAGCAATTGTCATTGCGGTATCAAGGTCACACTTTGCCTTATCTGCAATCTCAAATATTTTAGATTTGTTTGAGTTAAAGAACTCTCCAAAATCCTTGTCAGCAGATAGTGCTTCTGATTCCTTTGTCATTGCCTCTTTGCGCTGATACTCGGAAAGAATGTTTTTCGTTTCCATAGCGTCTTTTTCGGCTTGTGTAAGCCGCGACAATATTTCTACGGGAACATTCTGCTTCGCGGCTTCTGCTTGCATTTCCTGATATTCAAGCGTTCGCTGTAAATCCTCAAATGTCTGTATCGGGTTTCCCTCCGGTGTTACGCCTCCGAGCTTTGCGATTGTGGCGTTAACCTTGTCAAATGCCGCCTTTTCCGCTTCGGCTGTCTTTTCTGCAAGCCGCCTCGCAAACGACTGAGTTTCGGTTATGGGCTGTTCAACGGGTGCGGTTTCAGGAATAGTCGTGTTGCCTGTAGGTGCTGTATCTATCGGGGTGGCGGTTCCCTCCGGTGTGGCAACGTCAACCACATCGGCATTAGCAGCCGTAGTCTCTGTGCTGATTTCGTTCATGGTAGTTTTCCTTTCTCGTTGAGCGACTTCGAGTTATTAGCAGCTCATATTTTTTGTTCCGTTATGCTACGGGGTTTTGGGAAGTTGTGTTTTGCGGAGTAGACGTTACAGCGGAACCAGTTGAAACTTCTGGTTCTGGTGATTGCAGTTGCGTGTTTCCAACAAGTTTTTGCAGATAAAGGTCCATGTGCTGTTGAACGTGATAGTCAATTGCGGCCTTGATTTCGTCGGGTAACTGCATATACGTTTCGCTCTTGCGGAGTTTGTTGTGTTCCTTAACATGAGCGTCGTGGTTGTAGAAGTCTCTTACATCGGGCGTAGTGTCGCCCTGTTGGAACCTATCGTTTTCGCTCTGAGCCTGTGCGGAATCCTGTTCAAACTCTGAATAAACATCGTCCACAATACCGAACTCAAGAACTTTCATGATAAGCTGGCGGTCACGCTCATTTGTCGGAACAAGCAAGCCATATTGAACCATCTTTATTACATAGTCTTGCATTGCTGATTTGCTCGTCTGGTACATGGTGCTTTCGTTAACGCGAACGTCAATTGAGGTCAAGTCAGAACCGACAAAATGCATTGTTTCGACTTTGCGGTTATCTCCCGCAATTCTAACCGTGCGTTCAATGTCGTATTTCTTTTGAACCATTTTGAGGAGATAGCGCATATATGCTTGTTTGCACGCTATGAAGTTTGCAATAGATGGCCCAAGCTTTGTATCGTCTTGCTCTTGCAAATATCCGATTGCCGTTCCCGAAGTAACTCCAGTAGGAGTTGAGCCATGCGAGGTTTCATGTTGCCCCGATACGAACTCAAGCTCTGCGTTGAGTAGGTCGATGTTTTGATATACGTCAGCGCCGATTTGCGGAGGCGTTAAATACTTTGGCTCCGTTCCAACGGGGTTATATTCGATAAACTGCCCGGGTTCGTTTGTCGGTTCTTCATCAAGGCAACCTTTAGGAGCCATAAGAATTGGATTTCCAAATAGGTTTTTGTTTTCAATAATCTGCGAGCGAGATTTGTTTAATTCACGCTGTATTGGTATAAGCTGTTCACACAAGCACGTCGGCATAAGTCTGCCGGGTACTTTAATGTGAAAGAATGGGAAGAATGGCAATTCACGTTCCGAATCGTCTTGTTCTCCGAATCCAATATCTTCGTCATAGAGCAGAACCTTGTCGCCACAGGTCGTTATTCTGCGACCTTTGGGGTACTTTCCTGACGGCTTTTCCCAATACTCATGAATTGCCGCAGAATCTTCCAACTTCTGATATGAAATTCCACTGCCATTAGCGGAAAGCGTTAATAGTTTTGCCTCATACAAGTTTGTTGCGGTTAGTCCACTTTCGGCCTGTACTTCGATTCCGTAGACCTCTTTTATGTAATCAACAGTGCGTACTTTTTCGTGACACACCCAAGTGATATCTTCCCAATTGGAACAGGAGGTATCGAATTTCAGTTCCAGAAACGGAACAACACAGGAATCAATGTCACCCTCTCGCATCGGAGAACTTTCGTATAAAAGCGTACCGTCCTCTGCTTGCTGCGGTAGCATTCTGCCTTTCTGCGGGTTCCAGTAAGGTTTCATAAATGAAATTCCAGTACACAGCCCCCATAGGCAGTTGTCGCGGTCAAGCGCCTGTAACCCTAGTTCGTACTCAGCCCATTCAACAATCTTTTCAGCTATCCTAGCCGCCCGAATATCGTTGTTGTCCGAAGTCGCCGGGTTTACATACATCGTGAATTTGTTTTTAGTCATTTTTGCAAGCTCAGTGCGCACTATAGGCTGTATCTTGTTTGCCACATAACGCACTTGCCACGGTTCGGAGGGCGGCTCGACAAGCCTGTTTGTGCTTCTGTCGGGCTTAATCCATTGCTTACCAAGGAAATACGAAATGTTCAGATAGGCTTGCAATTCGTAAGCGTCACGCTTGCATTTTGAGGTCTTATCGGTAACGAACTTTACAAGGTCGTTTTCATTTACGGTTTTGACTTCATTCACACGTTAATCCCCCTTTGGGTGGCATTCGCGGTAGTGCTGCAGCAGTTGGCCTTGCGTTTCGCACATAAAATCACACTTTTTGCAGTGTCTTAGTGTGGTTTCCTCGCATTTTTCCGTTTCAATGGGTGATTCCATGAGAAGCGAAACGGAATATCCATCAACCTCTGTCACTTCATCAGCGAATATTGGCAAAAACGGGGCGTTCAGTTTCTTTCCGAGAGCCTCTATCGCCTCCGGTTCACTTTCAGCCGCAACAAAGTCTTTGTAATCTCCGAACCCGCCGTAATAAAGTTTTATAGCCACGCTTCACCGTCCAGTTTCTTTGTTAAATCGTCTTTTTCTCTGCGTTTTATGGGAGTTTCGGCGCGTTCCTGTGCTTTGTACTCAATAAAACTGCCGGATTGTATGCGGTCAAGAAGTTTTGAACGTTCTTTTTTCCAATCCTCACGCTCTTCTTCTAGCCGTTTTTCGGCGTTCCATGTAAAAAATGCAAACGAAGCAACGCAAATTACGCAGAACGCAACGAACAATATTTCGATTACCAATAGTCCACCCTCCGAACTTTCTTTGTGAGCCTGTCCAAGTTTTTTTGAACTCGATATTCCATAGAGCCAATTGGCGCGCCCGCTTTTTCGGGCTCTTTGCCGCCACGAGGGCGTGAAGCTGTCCAATATCTGATTGCATCCGGCCCATGAGTGAGTTCATGCGGTTCGTTTGCAACATCGTTAGGGTCTTTCTCGTCGCATTGTAATTGAGGCAAACAACGAATGATGTTTACACAGTTTTTAAAGAAAGTAAGTGGAGCGGTCATTACCCCATGTTCGTCTTTGTACGGTTTCAGCCATTCTTTGAGGTTGTACCAACCTTGAACGCGGTTGTTTGCTGCTTTTGCAAGCGGTATTCCATGCTGCATAAAGAGTTCTGCTGTACTCGCGCCCGTTTCCCTTTGCCTGTTCCATAAGTCCGGCGGTGCGGAGTATGTATAAATCTTGTCGGTGCCGTTCATTTCTTTTAGCAGTTTCGCGGCATCAGATATTAACAATCCGGATTTGTAAACTTCTCGATACACATATGACTTGTTATGCCAGTCTGTGGCTATCCAGTAGCAAGCGAACATATCAAGTCCGTAGTCGAGCGTGATACTTCTGCGCCAATCATCAGGAATTGGGAACGGGTCGATAACGTGTATATCTTTGCGCCATTCATCGAAGTACGCGCCGCCCGGTATCCCATATTCTCCGAGGCCAACAACGAGATAACGCTCCGGGTCTGTTACTTTAAGGTTTTCAATCAATCGTCTATCGGCATCGTCAAGCCACTCGTTGCACCTGTATGTAGTTGTTAATGTAAATGCATCGGGGTCTTGCTTGTCGAAGAATCTTGTTTTAGTCCAGTGACTATTAATCCAAGGGTTAAATGACAACGTAATTTGCTTCCAAAGTCCCTCAGGAACTTCGCCTCGAATGGTTTCGTCGAGCGTTTGAAAGTCCGCTTCATCGTCAATTTCGAAAGCTTCTTCCAGCCACACCCAACACAAAACGCCTTTGTCGACCGTAATAGATGTAAGTTTTAAAACATCATCAAATCCGCGGAACAGTATTTTTTGTTTCGTAGGTTTGTACATCGCTTCAAGCGGGTTTTCTTTAAACTGCCAGTATCTCGATACACCGAGCCGTTCAGCCGCCCATTTGAGCATTGCAAACGTAGAATCGTGGTGAGTGTTATATGTTTTACGGACCACGAGCGCGTTTGCTTGCGGATATTTCATTATGTTTGAGATAAACCACAATGCCGTAGTTGTTGACTTTTTAGAAGCTCGTCCGCCTTTTACAACGCGATAACGATGTTTGTCTTTCCAAAACTCAGCGTATCCGCTGCCGACTATCTCGGAAAGTTTTACTGTGTTTGATTTTGCAGTTTGTGTTGCCATAACCCACCTTTAATTGCGGAAATACTCCGAACCCATAGGAACGAATATTGCGCTTGAATCGTTGAATACAACTCCGCAGCCTAGTGTTGGCCTATATTTTGCGTGTTTTCCATATGCAAATGCATAAGCGTCAATATCAATTCCGCAACCTACATTCATTCCGAAAATGATGTTTCGTGGGTTAGCCGAATACTTGCAACCTCCGAAAGCATGAGAGTGTCCTATTACCGTACTCATGCGCTCCTGTATGGCGCTATTTAAGGCCCCATCTTTTCCGGCACAGTTGATTCCGTGTTTGTAAAGTACATTATTTAAGATAAATTCTTCTTCTATAGTCCAAGTCTTTGGTATCTCCAAAAGCTCCGAATACGGTTTTAAAAATCTTTCGCCAAGTCCAACGGTTGCCGCTTGTCTAACGGGTATTGTGTCGTGATTTCCTATGCACATTCTTACTTTAGGAAATGCCTTAACGTATTTTTTGACTTCTGCAATCGCCATGTCCAATTCGTCATATGCTCCCTTTGCACACGTTTCGGTTAGGAATCTGCTAATTGCGTGATGGTCTACAAGGTCGCCGGCGCACACAACTTGTCCAACACCATAACGTTTAAATGTATCCTTGCAAAACTGTAAGTAATTTGGGTGATTGAATGGTATGTGCGGGTCGGAAAATACACCAACGGGCTTTTCGCTCATACTTTTTTTGCTCCTTGTCGCGCTGTGTGCCATATCCCATAATTGTCTCTCTGTCTTATCGGGGAATTTTGGTTTTAAGCAATCGACTATTTCATAAAGGGATAACCCTCGTTCGCGCAGTTGTTTGATTTCATCTTTGCAGTCCATAATTTCACCTATTTACCGCACCTCAAACTTTTCTAATATCCTGCCACTCTCGCAGCAGTCAATTCTGGAAATACTTCTAGGCCGTCCGAGTTTTTCCCATAGGTCGTGTTGTATATAAACGATCTCAGGCTCTACGCCTTTGGTTCTCATGCGCTTTATATGTTCGCGTATTCTGTCGGTGCTGTTCATAAGGCATCTTCAATTCTCCCCGTAGGGCAAAAGAAAAAGGAGCTAAAGCATTTCTGCTTTAACCCCTGTTGGTTGTTTCCGATTACCCAGTTGTAACCGTCTTATATGCGGTTTTCCTATGTAGTTCTACGACGACAACGCCACCGTGCACCATCTTGACCTCTGCGTCATTGCCGCGTTTCATTATCTGTTCTATTGCGGAGATTGCTATTGCATCAAGCAAATATCATCACTCCTTTATCGTTAAGCGAATGGTTCCATTTCCTTTTTGATAAATTCCAAGTCGTTCTGAAATAAGTGGTATCTCTTTGTATTCTTCAAGAAACTTTGGAACATATATTTCTTTTGCTGCCTTTATAAGCGAGTCGTTAAGTTCGTTAAATATTGACATTGTTGCTCTCCTTATGTTCTCGTTTTTGTGCCGTTGTCCGCTTCAAAAACTCTATAATTTAGGAGAAACCTCACGGACGTGGTTTTATCTGGAGTACCATGAGAGATTTGAACTCTCACCGCTAGTTTGGAGGACTAGAGTGCTAAACCGTTGAACACCAATGGTACATATTGTGTGGGTATTTTTGCCTACCCACGAGGCTGATGTTAATTGCTTAGATTAGCAACCCTTTTTCTTTTTGCCACCCATGTTGTTCACCACCTTACCGTTTTTCTTTGACATTTCTTCGAACCAGTAAAAAGTAACCGTGTTATTCATGTAAGAATCCTTTATCATACTAAAGTGGCGATTTACAACGAAGTATACAAATTCGTATATACAGATACGCTGCGTTCGGCCGCGCCATGCCACCCCCCCCGGGGGTCGGGTACGTCAATAGAGGGGGATAGGCCGTCTGCCAGCGCGTGTCAGTTTCAACAAGTACATATGCCTGCCTGCTGTGATAGGCAAGGCACATGGTATGTAGTACGCATGATGCACAGCGTAGCACGCGTATTGAGTATGTATATCTATGCACTGATTATGCACGATATTATAGCGTAATAGTTATGTAATTAAACAAAATAATATTTTTGTTTGAACCCGCAAACCCTTGAAACTACTGGTATTACAGCGTTTATATCAACAAAACAAGGAAATGAATACTGTAATTACCATATTTGAGGTCGTTTGCATAGTAGTGAATGAATATTAACCGAATGCTCCAGCCTACTCCAAATCGTCAACAAAGGTTATTGGAGCAATATCACAACTGATTTCCTGACGGTCTGCATATCGGAGGCCGCCGGTTCGCTCGGAGTTGTTGGTTGCATAGAACATTGCGCCTCGAACGCCGTCCTTGTCTCCAAGCCGTCTTGACCAGTAAGCCCTGACTTTCGCACACGCGAGCGCTATAGCTCCGCAATAATCGGCACTTAAGTCTCCGGCATAACCGGGCTTTCCGTATCTCGTCAATGTGTCTTCGCTTATTCCAAGTCTGATTGCAAGGTCTTCAAGTGATATCGGAGTTTCTGAATAAAAGGTTGGGTTGCCTTGTCTATCTGTAATCTGATTGCCGTCTTTATCAAGTACCGGCTTGGCTTCGCAATCGGAGAAGTAATTATCTATTCCATTCTGGAGGTCTTCGATATTATTATATTTAAGTGTTCCGTATGGTCTAGCCATAAAATCCCTCCACAACATATCATTTATTTACATGGTAATTATACCACACATTTACAAGATGCGGAAGGGGGAATATAACGATTAACTACATCTAGCGATTTTTCTGTTTACCGTAACGCGGAAACTGCACGGATGATATAATTACTTTAGCACTCTACATTACTACATAACCGTCTTACAGCGTTTTCAATCCTTTGGAGCAAATTTTCAATAAAAAGAACGTTTTTGTGCTATTTTAATAAATATTTTCTTATAACCTTTTGAATTTACTATATATCCTGTTAAACATATTTTACCAATTATAAAAAAGGTAGTATTATCAATGGTTTTTTACCCTGAAAATGGAATATTATGGTTAACAGGGTTGTTTTGGCCTGTTATACATTTATTTACAAATGTAGCAATATCAACGCTTTGCGGTCTTACTTAAAATAGTTCAGGGATAGGGAAAAGTGTACTACCTGTATAATACATATATGCATTATTGCCATATTACGGCGCATATCTATAATATAATATGTATAATTTACACAAGTATGAAAAAGCTTAATCATGTACATGACAAACGGCGCAAAATAAAGAGCCGGAAGAACTTAATCCTCCGGCATTTTGTTTTCTACGGGTTCCAGCTTAATATTAAACCGTAAAATTGATTTAATTGTCTGCTCAGGCACTTTGTCGGATATCAACAGATTATATGCCGATGTAATAAGCTTCTGAGCTTCGCTTAGTTGCCCGAGCGCAAGCTTACTGCCTTTGTTTTTACCTTGAATTTGCTCGATTGTTTCTGTATTAAGGTCATCAGCTATCAACTTATTAATGTATCCGCTTACGCTTTTATGGCTCTTTAATATGTTGGCCTTGGTTCCCAAAGGAGCTATAACAACTATGCGCTCTCTGTATTCCTTTTCCCATTTGTTCCGGTAGTCAATCTTCTTTTCATCCATAACGTCACCTCTTATATAGTATAACATAACTCGGATATCATGTAAATGATGAATACTCACAAATTATCATGTAAATGATTGTGACATTTGCATATTGACGAATCATGTAAATGATGTTATATTTGAACCATGAAGAACACCAAAACAAAACAGGAGGAAAATAAAATGCTTAAATTTTTTGTTAACAATAAACAAATCGTAACGCTTGCACAAGGTTCAGACGACGGAAATGTAACAGTACAAAAACGCTCTCTCGGAGAAATCGAACGCGAATATACAATATCTGCGGGAGATATGATAACGCTTCTCAACTGGTATCAGTTTCAGAAAGCGATGGGCAATGAGCACTTAGAATATTAAACGGGGAACAAAACAAATTTAGGAGGATATGAAAATGAAAAGAACAATAACAATGAGCGCATTGAAGGCAACAGGCTGCAATACTTGGACGGTGAAAGACAACAGCGTAAGAGGCGCTACAACAAAGTACATGTGCGAAATACAAGTCGGGGACAAAGTCGTAATTGATGACTACTTCACGGAAATCATAGAGGGATAAACGCTTAGCCCGTCCGATGATGATTGTCTGGTTAACAATCGAAACCCTGAAAAGGGTCACGGGAAACCAAAAATAATGGGAGGGCACAAAATGTTTGAGAGCGACTATTCACGAACATTAAGAGAAATTGGATTCAGATGTCAGAAATGCAAATACAAAATAAACGGTAGATGCGAAAAATACGATGTTTGGCTATCTCCCGACGACGGGTGCCACGAATACTATGAGCCTAAAGAAACCGAAGTTATAACATTAAAGCCCTCCGGGGCAATTTGAAAGGCGGATATTATGGATAGATTAACGATTAAAGGTTTTGAGTTTGATTCGCATTACGTGGCATCTAGTTTGCAGAGCTTTCCAATTGCAGAGGCGCTTAAAAAGCTTCAGTCATACGAAGATGCGGAAGAACAGCAAAACGACGGATGCGAGTATTGCCGCAACGACTGCGTAAACACATCAAACAAAATTTTGTTACATTGCAATGGTTCAGAAGTCTACATAAATCGAACCACATTGAACTTATTTGAAAACGAACACGGAGACAACAAGGAAACGAAAATCGGCTTTTGCCCTATGTGTGGACGCAAGCTAAATTAATTTGCATAAACAACTCAGCCCCCACAGAATTTGTGAGGGCTTTTTCATTAGCGTTTTTCGTTAGCATTTTGATATTTTTATTTGCTAATAGCATCACAAATATCTGTGAACATCAACAATATTATTACATAGCAAAAGCCTCAAACGCATTGATATCACTACATAAATAAAGAAAAACCCCGCAATCTCAACGACTACGGGATTTACAATATATGGTGGAGATGGGGGGAGTTGAACCCCTTAGTCAAGTCTCATATGCATTGTAAATACAAGACTTTTTATCCTTATTAGCGTTTTCGTTAGCATTATTATAAAACTGCTTCATTTCGTCGGCGTACTTAGACACATCTTTTTGAGACAAATGCGTGTATATCTCGCTCATTGTTTCACGGTCAGCCCAGCCGCCGATTTGCATAGCTATCTTCTCCGGCATTTGCAGATGATATGCTAGGGACGCGAAGCTATGTCTCAGACCGTGGACACCAACAAGCGGGAGTCCAGAGCTTTCGCACACTTTATTAATCTGTCTGAATATCGTGTTGGGGCGCTGAGTGACTACTATCCCCTCTTTGGCCTCGCAATCGGACAGCGCCGTATAAAGCTCATTCATAAGTATTGGCACATACCTACGCGATGATTTACTTTTATTTGTCGGCTTGTCAACGAATTTGTTTTTCTGCCCCTGTACCATTGCGCCAGAAACTAATATTCTGCGGTTTTTCAAGTCGATATTTTCCCATTTAAGCGAACATATCTCAGAGCATCTAAGACTTGACAATGCCAACAATGCAGCAATCTCGCATTTTTCGCCCTTAACCGATTTAACAAATATCGGTATTTGCTCCGGCTCAAGATATAGCCGCTCTTTTGATACAACTTGCGGCATCTTAATATTGGGTACTTCTACGCCCGACTCTTTCAATATAGAAGCCATCAAGTACCAGGAGTTTTTTATTGACTTCGCAGATAGATTTTTTGATTCTGAATTGCAAAGCTTTTGCCAGTCCTTAATGTCATTCAACTTTTTGTCCATTACAGATTGAAAACGATTATCACGTATAATCTCATAGCCCCTTATGGTGGACGGCGAAATCGTATTGCTCCGCACCGATATATAAGCGTCAATTGCTTGTCTGAGTGTTGGTGTAGCTTTATTCTTTTGTATTTGGCGTTTTCCTGCCCCGTATTCGGCTTTTATTAGTTCCGCCGTATGTTTACACTCCTTGGAACTTTCTGCGCTTACAGGAACGCTAACGCCATTTAAACGCATTTGCAGAAACCATGTGCCGGAGGGCAGCTTTCGCGGTTCTGGTACTTTCATAAAATAACCCTCTTTTCGGTCTGTTGTACGCTCCATAGCCACACAAATATCCGGCGTAAAATGCAAGAACTATTGCAAAAGTTCTAAAAATTGACTTTATCATTTTTGCTCTTCTTAACACGAGAAACACTAATTATACATTGATTCGTAATATTTAAAATCATCTTCAATCTCTGTCAATCGCTCATTGGTGGTTGCGCTATTTATACAAGCAACCATACCTTGCATAACTAAAATATCAGATTTTATAGAGCTTTGCGCTGCTATTGCAGATTGTGCGCCGGAGCTTCGGCTCATTCCTCGTGAGGCATAATCATTTATTTTGGTTTGCAAATTGTTGTAGGCAACGCTTGCAACATTTAGACACGTATTTACACGGTTTAATAGGTTGCCTTGTAAAGACGTATCAAGTGTAGCCGTTGCCGCCGCGGGGCTTGTCGATGCAGACGCAACGGGTGATGTTGTTAAATCTGTTCCAGATGTAAGGTATACTGCTTGGTCTTTAGAGCTATAGTCTACATCATAACCAACGGCCTCCGCAATGGCCCTAACTGGCAGATAGGTTGTCCCATCAACAACAAAAGGCTCAACTGAGTTGCCGTTTGCGTCCGTTGGAATAGTTCTAACTCCGTTAACATATATCTTGATTCCGTTGTAAGTTGCCGTTATTTGCCTAGAAGTTGATTCTGCGAAGCTGGGCACTATTAGCGCCATTACTAGCAGACAAACCGCTATACCCAACGTAAACCATTTTATGCTATTTAATTTTTTCATAACAAAACCTCCTCTTTTATCACGTAATGTACAAAAATACTCTAAATAAAGACAAGCCATTGATTAATTATGACAAATGTGTTAATGTCAAGGAGCTGATAAAAATATATCAAGGGAGAGATATATGGACACAGAGTCTGAGGAAAGATTGTCGTACTTATTTATGGCTATGAATCAAGCGCAGCAAAAAGAGTTCATTTCATACGCAGAAGCTTTATTGCAAAATCCTCAAGCATATTGCGGCGTTCCGGCGTTAATTGATTAGCAATTTCCAATAATTTCATAAGCTCTAAATTAGGCTCGTCACTTTTAGTGGCGGGCTTTTCTTTGTCTATTAAGTCCCAAATACTGACCTGCAAATGCTCTGCCATAGCTATAACATTATCCATTTTAGGCATCTGCCCGGCTTTCCACTTCGTTGCATTGCTTTTATTAATACCGATAGCCAGTGCAACCGCGCTGGGAGAGGTCTTTTTCTCTTTGCAAATCGCCTTTAGGTTGTCATAAAACATAAAAATAGTGCTCCTTATTGTGCATTCATACGAAAGTACGCTTCGGAATACTATTTTGCAGCAATACTATTGACAAGTACGCCGCGGTATACTATGATATAGCTATCCCGTACATATTGAACGCTCTATTTTGTTACTCAACAATAGCACTATAGTACGCTTGAGTGTACCTGTCAAGCCCCTGAATAAAATATTTTTCAAAGGAGGTAAAAACGTGACCGAGTATGGCAAGTCAATTAAGAAAAAGCTTATAGACATGGACAAGCCCTCCGCATGGTTAATCGACGAGATTAAATCCGAAACGCAGCTTTATTGTGACAGCGCATATCTCTCGAAGATAATCAACGGGGAAAGAAAAGCACCAAAAATCACAGCCGCAATCAACAAGATTCTTAAACTTTAGGAGGAAGCTTTATGCCGAAAACAATCTTCGAGAAGCCGCGCAAATATGACAAATTAGCCGCTTTGCTTCGCGGCAATGCATTTACTCAGGGCAAATCCTATATAGACATAGGCACAATGATTAACTGCCACCAGAACACAGTTGTAGCAAGATTTAAGCATCCCGAAAATTTCACTCTCGATGAAGTAACCAGGCTAGGCCGTGGACTGAACATACCAATCGAAGAACTCCGGCAAGCAATTCAATACTAAGGAGGCTACATAATGCCCCACACAAACAGATTTTGCCGCAAATGCAAGAAGCCGTATTATGACGCATCGGGAGCATCCGAATTATTCTGCTTGTGTCCCGAATGTATGCAAAAGCAAGTAATCAAAACACAGGGGAGGTCGGCGTATCCGTATCCGCACAATGTCAGGGTGTGCTTGTTGGACAGCAGGGAACTGGCAATTAGAAATTAGGAGGACAAGCAATGAGTGAACAAAGATTAATCGATGCAAATGCACTAGCAAAGTTTTATGCAAGCGAGTTTCAAACGTCATTAACAGACTTGACGTATAGCCAATATATAAACGCTGTTAGAAACTTCCCTACCGTTGAAGTAGTATCTGTTGTCCACTGCAGTGAATGCATAGGTTGGAAAAAGCAGGGAAGAAAAAACCCTTGTTGCGACATTGCCCGTATGTTCGGATTTGGGACGAAAAGCTTTTGCTCACACGGGCGCAAAGAAACCGAGGCCACCAAAAAATGACCACCTCAACCAAGCGTTTCATAGCGGACGGCATCGGAGCGTTATGCCTGTTCGCAACGCTGATAATAATGCTATTTTTAGCCGCTCTACGGTGAAAGGAGAAAGATGTATTTAGGATATTTTGAAGAAGGCGACGGTTGTCCCGAGTGTGGAGAAGGAAAACTGTATTATCCTCCGGTAGAAAACTGTAGTTGTCACATAAACGCTCCGTGTTCTGCTTGTACAGGAAACCGGATAGCTTGCGACAAATGCGGATTTGAACCAGAAGAGCCGGAATATAAAGATGTTCTTGTGTCGCGCGGAGAACCAAGCTTATTTATACGAGAATACAAGCCAATACCTTTAGACAATACAAAGATTGACTATCGTATAAAAATGCATACAGCGGCAACACAAATATGTGAGGGCGTCTGTCCGCCCGAAACTCCGAGAACCGAGGTTGAGAAACTAGTTAGAGGCACTTTCGGAGGAAGGTTTGAACATTTTGGCAATGGCAAATTCAAGTACATAGCATACACAGATTAAAACCGCCCCATACAGAGTTGGCGCTCCGTACAGGGCAAAGAACAATAATGTTAGCTCATTATGAGCACAGATGAAAGGAAATGTCAAATGAAATATAAATGCACAGAACGGAAAACCGATGTATCGAAATTTTTCACAATCGGAAAAGTATATGAAATCAGCGATAACGGAAATGTTTTTGATGATGATGGCAGAAAAGAAAGAAAGTACGGTTCTGCTCAAAAGGCGCTTGAGTTTTTAAACCATTGTTATGGCTTTGAGCCTGTTAAAAATGAAAGCAAAATCCTCATAACCGCCGCTGGCGCAACAACCCTCGCAAGGCTCTACGAGGGCAAAGAGGTTATCAGAACGGCAGAAGCCAAATGTGCGCCATGCGATACATACGACTTTAAAACAGGCGCAAATCTAGCATATGCAAGACTGATGAATCCCGAAGCACTCAGCAAGCCCGAACCCTACGCCGCCCCCTCTGAACCCTCTCAGCCCAAATTGATTGTGACAAGGCAGATGCTTGTTGAGTTGGGGGCTTGCCAAGACGGAAAAGAACTGTTTGACCACTGTTTTCCCGACGATAACGCGCCGTTTGAGGCCGTGATGCTGATAGCGAAAGCAAGAGGTGCGGGTATTAGCGCCGAAAATTGGCTGATTCGCAACAAATCAAACATTGAATCCATGCAGAGCGAACAGAAGAAAGAAACGGTGAAGCTGTATTGCTTTAAATCCGACTTGCCGGGAGAGTTCTTAACAAAAGGAAAAATTTATGAGTTTGATAATCGCGGGAGAGCGAAGTTCGACGATGGATACCGTTCTCTGGAATATGGTTCCGCTAAAGAATTTCTTGAAAGAAACAAAGGATGGAAAAGCAATCTCTGCGAAGCCGTAAAGCGTCCGGCAAAGGTTGGGGAATATGTGCTGATAACCGATGATGCAATTGGGTTTTTAAGAAGTCATAAAGGCGAAATATTCCAAGTAAAAAATATTACAACGTCAGGCTCCCCGACAATTAATCTGTCCGAAAAATATGGCGCGATTTGCATGAAGGAAGAATACATTGTTTTGCACGGCTATACCCCCGAAGAGCCGAAAGAGGAATATTGGAGCGGAGAAATAATCTGTATTGATGATGCGGGAGGGGCATATACAAGAGGCAAGAAATACACTGTAAAAAATGGAATAGTTAGCCAAGATAATTGCACGGTTTCTACAATTCAATTCAAATCGTTTGAAGATATTAACAGGGTTTATACGTCAAAGTTTATCGAATTCAAAGGCGCAATATGACCGCGCCTGAACCATATGATTTAACCCACATTCTCCGCACAGGCGAACCGCGTAGGTTAAAATATCCCGAGCGTGAAGATGTGGAAGTTGTTGAGTTAAGCCAAGAAGAATGGGACGAAATCATATTAAATCGGGCTTATAAATCTACAGTCGATGGGAGCGGCTAGATTATGGCAATGTTTACGGAAGAAAATGAATTTGTTGACAGCCCCGAATTTATAGCGCGTTGCCAGACTTGCAAAATGCGTGAGTGTAACTGCGAGGGCGGAGAATCATTGCAAACGTGCATTAAGAGAAACGGTGTCAATTTTGAGTTCTCCAGCTATACGGTTCAGCACAGATATAGACGGGGAACGAAATCCCTAGAGTTTAAATCAAAGCCTCTCCAAACCCTTAAAACAGGGACGGACTGGCATAAAAGAGCGGAGGAAAGGATATGAAATCCGATAAAAAGCAAAAAGATTATTTAACCCCCAAGGAAATAGCAAGCACCCTAAAGATTACATATGCGTCCGTTCTTGAATTGCTCCAATACGGATTTATCAAGGCCGAGAAAGTAAGCGGAAAGTGGAATATTAAGCCGTCACAGCTTGAAGCTTTCAAGAAAAATAACGAAAAGGCAATCGAAAAACTTAAGGCTGAGTATGTCGCGCTTTATTGGCAAGGATTAACCCCTACACAATTGGAGTGGCACGTTCCAGAGGATTTTAGACAACGACACATAGTAGCTACTAAAAAAGGATTTGCGACTATGGCGATATGCGACAGCTTGCCAAAACGAAAGCGTGACGCACAGTGAAAAAGGCCGATAAATGTCCGCTCAGTTATTATCTTTGTGAGAATAACGGAAACTGTAAAAGCTGTAAAATAGCCGCCGCAAATGGCGTTCCGCAAGAGCCTAAAATAAACAAGGAGGCTACCTCATGAAACTCTATGTCTGCAAATCCTGTGGAAAAATCTTCTATTCAACCTCCGACATTGCTCATATAAAAAATCCCAAATGCGAAGAATGCGGCGGAGAGCTTGAATTGGCTGAAAATGTGATAAAGGGAGTGAAAAAATGTCAAGTACAGAAGAATTGATTAAGGCGCTGAGAATATGCAACAACCCCAAAGGGCATAGATGCAGCGAGTGTCCGGTTTTTAGCAGATACGAACATGGCAAATGCAAAAGTACGGTTGACAAACTTGCTGCCGACGCTCTCTCTTCCGCCGACAAGGAGCTTGCGGAACTGCGGGAGCGCATAAATGCCATTGACAACATAGCAGTCGGATTTATAGAGGGCGGACCGTATATAGACGATGCCGAAACACTGGAGGCAATGCAGAAAATAATCAAACTGAGTTGTTTGCCAGAACCGCCGAAAGGAGAATGAGCATGAGATTAATAAATGCCGATGCCCTTGATTATTCAAAATTAAATATAAGCTATGCCATACCAAAAACAAATGTTGCGGACTGGATTGAGAGTGCGCCAACAGTCACTAACCTCACCCCGTCCGACATATCCGACCTACGAAACGAACTTTGCCTTAAATGCGGCAAGTACAAAGAGGCACATAACGGGGCGTGTAACGGGTGTAGATGGAGGTACAAAACATGAAAAAAGTAGAAGCTTTCAAATGCGACTATTGCCATCGATGCTTTGGCCGTGCCGTTGATGCAATAAACCACGAAAGAGCTTGTCAACGCAATCCGGCGCGTAGAGCCTGTAAGACTTGTGAGTGGAGCGCGTTCAAGGTTATAGCTGTTTCGGACTGCGGCGACGGTAGAACATGTGAGCACGAAGAATTGTGGTGTAATCATCCCAAAGTCAATAAACCCATGAGCGATAAGCCGTACTATCAGGATTGCGATTTTAACGAGCTTTATCGCAATTTGGTGCCAGTTCCGGGAACGTGCGAACATTATTTTTACCACGAGCAATGCATGTCCGCTAACCATACAGACGGAGGAGAGAAAATGACCTATAAAGAATCATACATGAAATGCGATACATTATCTGAACTGGAAGAAGCAATCAATAACGACGTGGCAATTGCATTACTTGTTAATCCGCACAGACTGAAAGTAATTAAATTGGCAGGTGAAGAAGTTGCTAACCTCAAATTTGGTGAGGAGACAGAAAATGAATGATCTTGTTTGGAAACCTGATTGCAAAAAGTGTGAGCGCAAAGAAAACTGCTCTGAGTATGCAAACAAAGAACCGGTATTGGCGTGTGACGCTTACATAGAACAGGAGGCGCAAGATGTTTGACGAAATCAGAGCGAGGGCAGAGCGTTTAGCTTATATCAATAATATGTTTTATGTAGAAGCTCACGGAACGGAAATAATCGGCCTAATGCATGATTCGGCTAACGATGTATCCGCCCTCCTCACCGAAGTTGACCGCCTCACAGCCGAAAATGAGCGGCAAAAAGGTCTAAAGCTTGAATGCATGGACAAGCTCGTCGACGCGTTAATGCGTGCCGAAAAAGCGGAATCCGAATTACAAACCGTCAAGGATGAATTAGATGCGATTGAGCCAAGATATAGACTTGACCCTGACACTGTTTGTTTTGCCTGCATGAACTACAAGCGCATAAGCGAAGTCGAGGATTACCGCGCAGATGATGTTATATGGGGTGGAGCGTGCGGCATAAGTAGACCGTGCGAAAACGGTGAACAATGGTGTAGAACAGAGGGGAGCGGTGAAAATGGCTGAATCTGTAAAAGTAATTATCTACATTGACGATTTTGACAATATCGATTTTTATCAGGAAGAGCTTGCCGAGAAATTTCAAAGCTTTCTGACTAACAAAATTGAGAGCACGGATTTTAGCGTTCAAGTATTGGATATAGAAGACTATACCAATGCCGATATATCTGAACTCGAGCAATACCGCTCAATCGGCACAGTCGAGGACTTCCAACGGCTTGTTACGGCAAAGAATGAGGGGAGATTGGTGGAGCTGCCGTGCAAGGTGGGAGATAAACTCTATCAAGGATATTCGGAAGGAATAGATGATGCAAAAATCAATGAAATAGTAATTGAAATCCGCACCGATATGGGAGTGTTCGAGCCATCTGATATTGGCAAAACCGTCTTTCTCACCCGAGAACAGGCAGAGAAAAAGCTAGCGGAGGGCAAGGGGAAATGAGAAAACGTGTTATTAAAAAGAAAGCTAAAGCGTACATGAATAGCTTTACGAAAAATAAGATACCATTGGCATTTGCAAACGAAACGGAGCGCAAACGGTTTGTTTCAGCGTGGGCAAGACGATGCGTAGGACAACCGTCACATTTTCCAGAGCTTACTAAGGAAGCCACCGCCAATGACAAATGAAGAGGCAATTAAAAATTTAACTGCGTATATGTACTTTGAGTTTGACGAATTGCCTAAAGATGTGGGAATTGCAATGTCTGCCGGAATTGTTGCGCTCCGTGAGCAAGCCGAACGCGATAACCCGAAGCCGCTTAGTTTGGAAGAGCTAAGAGAAATGGACGGTGAGCCGGTTTGGGTTGAAAAACTCGATAACTCGCAATTAAGCGGATGGCATGTAGTTGATGGGAGTGGAGATGATGCTTTCTTAGTCGCCAAGGATAGGTGGCGTATTCCGGTGGATTGCCTTGGAAACTATAGAATCGCCTATCGCTACAAGCCAAGGGAGGGCACAGCATGAGTGATTTGATTGATAGAGATGCACTAATCGAGGATATCAAACGCAAACAATCAAACGGATTCCCTGCAAATGAAAACTTGTCCGACTATGCCGTTTCGTGCGCTGCTCACGCTCCCGTAATAGATGCCGTCGAAGTCAGACACGGAGAATGGATTGATACATCTGCAATAAACGGATATGGGCAGTGCGTATGCGAATGTTCTATTTGCGGCAAACATGAAGTCGCAACCAGAGATAAGAAATATTG